TTCGCTAGACGACCTCGGATCTATCTCGATCTCAGGCACTGGCTGCGCACGGCGTCGAACAGGGCCTTGCGGTCCATGTCGGTCTCCAGTTCAGATTTCAGGGATTGAAGTCCCAACGACTCGCGTTAGGTGAGGTGTGCCCCGTAGGCGCTTAGTGTGCCGCGGCCCGTTCCGAACCTGCTTGCGATGGCTCAGGGACGGGCCGCATTCGGGGATGCGCAGGGCTTAGACTTGTGGTTGAGTGCCGCTTGTCGTTCGCTAGGGCGGCGTGGCCCGGCTCCCCTTTCGCCCCCCAACCTGAGGCTTGAGCCGGGCCTTCAGCTTTCAGATTTCGCCCTTGCGATCTCGACCTCGGCGCCCTGCTTTCCGGTCTTGATCTGCTCCCACGACTTGAAGCCGTAGATGCCGCCGACAAGGACAGCGACGGCGCCGAGGTAGATGGCGCCATCGTTTCCATTCTCGACCACCCAGGCGACGCGGACGATGCCGATCGCTGCGGCGCCGGACGTGACGTAGATAGCGAACGGCCTGGCCAGATCACCGATGAATGCCTTCACGCGCTCAGACGGAGAAGCCGGGGGCTGGATCGGAGTGTCGGTCATGTCGTGGCCCTCGCATGCGCGTCGATCACGGCCTTGAGCTGCCTGACCTCGCCTTCTTTCTGGGTGGCCGAAGCCGTGGCCGTGTCGCGCTCGGTGCGCAGCCGGACGACGTCAGCGTGGGAGATGTCCAGTTGAGCCCGCAGGTCGGCGATGACGCGCGCCTGGTCGGCCTCGCGCAGGGCGGCGGCGCGGATCTCGGCCTCGGCTTCCACGACCCGCGTGCGCAACTCGTTGAGCATTAGCTGCATCCGCTCGATCTCTTCGCGCAGGGCCCCGGTCGTGCCGGTGAAGGCCGTGGCGATGGAGGCGATAACGGCGGCCTCGCCGGTCGCTTCGTCCTTGGCGGCCGTTGCGTCCACCGCGCGCCGGGATGGCCTCTGAGCCCAGGCGGTGAGAACGCCCCCGAGGCCGAGGGCGGTCAAGAGCGCGACGATGCCCTCCCACGACGCGAAGGGCATGGTGATGTGGTGGCCTGCGGACATGCGGGCTCCTACGCGATGGGTTGGACTGGAAGGAACGGAGTTGGGGCGCAGGCATTCGCCAGACATGCAGATCGCCAATGACGTCGCTATCGGCCTGATCTTGGTCGGCGCCTACTTCTACATAGTCTGGTGCGTGGGTCAGCTTAATGAGCCGCCCAGGCGGTTCGCGCCAAGGCGGCGTTAGAGACGAACCGGGTTCGTCAGCGTCGGGTTATGCGAACGCCGATGACGACACCGAGGACGATGATCAGCGCCAGAGCGCCGCCGCCGATGATAGCGAGGTCAATCAGCAGGCCTTTGAGGCCAATCACGCCGAGGATCACGACGGCCAGCCGGTCGTGATGTCTATGGAGGCCGGGTCTTCGGCGGCGACGATCAAAGCCGTCAACGCCTCCTCCCGGTCGAAGCACGACTGGATATGGCCCCGGATCGCGATGCCGTAGGCGACGACCTGTTCAAACGTCCACGACCGGAACTCGCCAGCCGCCAGCTTCCATGTGGTCGGACCTGTAGGCGTCACGATCTGGGCGGCCACCACGAAGCCGGTCACGGCGGACAGGGCGCTGTCGGCGGGAGCGTTCGGCACCCCGTCATAGGTGAAGGTCAGCGACTTTTGCCAGCGGTAGTCAGCTAGCGCCTGAAGCCGGTCGGCCAAGGTCTCTACCACAGGCTCAGGCTCGACCCACGTCACACCGAGGGCCTCTCGTTCCCCGGCGGACATGATGGTCAGGGTCTCATACGAATAGGCCATGTCGTCGATGACGACGTCCTGCCCATAGGCTAGCGGCTCGCCATCGAGGACGTAGGGCATCAGGCGGCGACCTGGACCGGCTCGCGGACCGTCAGTTCGGTGGCGCCGTTGAAGTAGCGAACGTGGATGAACTGGCCGCCCGCGTTCAGCTTCTCGTCCAGCAGTTCCTGCCAGGTCTTATTGCGGATCAGGACGCCCTGTTCATCATGGGCGTCTTCATAGTCGCGGCCGACGAAATGGACGCGGTAGGTGTTGGTCTTCAGCATGGTGGTCTCCTGGTTGAAAAAGTCAGACGTTCGGGGCGTTTGAGGGATAGGAGCGCGCGTCGCCCCAAAAGACGCGCACAGCGCCTGGAGCGCCGGTCCCGGTGGCCCAGCCGCCGCCGCCGCCGTAGGCACCGCCAACAGCCGTATTGCCGACAGATGCGCCGCCAGAGCCGCCGCCGCCGCCCTGCGAACCCGCTGTACCGTCCGAGCCCTTACCGAGCAGGCCCACGCCGCCGCCGCCATAGCCGCCGTAGCCGCCTCCGCCGCCGCCCGATCCGGCAGGTGCCGCGCTGGAAGCGCTACCAAAGAACGGAGCCCCGTCGCCACCGGCCCCGGCATAACCTGCCGCGCCGCCAGCGCCGCCCGGGTTGTCCGCGCCGTCGCCGTAACCTCCTCGGCCGCCCACCTGAGAAGAGATCGCCTGCCCGGCGTCGTATGCACCTGGAGAGACGAAACCGACCCCGCCTGTCATCCATACGGGGGTCGTGGTGCCCATCTGGCCGCCTTGACCGCCCGTCGCTTGCGCCAGCACCGTTGCCCCGCGCGCGATCGAAGAGGTACCGCCAGAAATGCCCGCTTGGTTAAGGGCGGTTCCGAACGCGCCGCCTGCGCCAACCGTCACCGTCACCGTCTCGCCGGGCGAAACGATCAGGCAGGCGAACGCTAGGCCGCCCCCCGCGCCCGACCCCATTCGGCGACCAGCCGAGTAGCTATTTGATCCGCCGCCCCCGCCTGCGCCGACCACCAGTGACCAAAGCCGCGTGATCCCATCCGGCACGATGAATGAGTAGGTTCCAGGCGTGGTCCACTGTTGTTGCCCGGGAGCGGCCGTTGCCCCCGCCCGTCCGATGATCGGGGAGACGCGCATCAGGCGATGCCCTTTTCGAGCGCGGTCAGTTCCGCGACGCCGTTGCAGATTTCAACGCCGCAGCGATCAACAGCGTTGGCCGAGACCGAAAGGGTATATGGCCCGACCTTCTTGATGGCCGCGTTGAGGCCCAGGGTCCGACCGCCGGTCGCGTCCTGCTGGAAACGGATGACGCCGGAAATCTCCTTCGTCAGGCCGATGATGGTCATGGTCGAGTTGGCCGTCAGCGTGACCTTGAACTTGCGGCCAGCGCTGAAGTCGAGCGTGAAGGCGCCATTGGCGGTGACGGCGACATAGCCGTCAGCATCAACGAGGGCGGCGGGGTCCACTGCCTTGCCCGTGGCGTTGCCCGCCCGGACCTCGGCGGCCGTGGCAAAGACCACAGTTGCGTCGGAACCAGGAGGGCCGGAAAGAGTGACGGTCCAGCTCGACTGCTCACCTGAGCCGCCAACGCGCGTCACATCGACCTGCATCGCGCCAGTCGTCTCGTCGTAGGTGAGAACCGAACCCGCCATGAAGTTGACGTTCGGCGCGGCGCTATCGGCGACCAGCACGTATGCGCCCGGCAGATACGACAGGCCCGCCTGTGTCGTCAGCGACTTGGAGCCGAGGCCGATTGTTACCGTCGAAGTCGAAGTGCCGGAATAGCCGGCGCTGGCGACGAGATCTTCGACCGTCTGCACCTGCTGGTCGAAATAGTCCGCGAGTGCATTGGCCTGCGTTCCGAAACCGGGCAGGGCGCCAAGGAAGGCGTCCGCTCGGGTCACAAAGACGTCGGGCGCGTCGCTCCGCGCGGGCGGGGTGGGCAGGGCGGTGATCGTGGGTGCGGGCATTACGCTAGGCCCTCCAGTTCGAGCGAGCAGACGGAGTGGTTCGGTCCCGCGATCTCGACCTGGAAGTCGCGGTAGTAGCCGTAGAGAATGGTAGAGCCGAAGCGTTCAGAGCCGACGTAGACGAGCGGCGTGGCGCGGTAGCGGGCAAGCAGGTCCTGCACTTGATCGGTCAGGCCGCTGTCCATCGTGACTGTGAAGGTCGCCCGTTTCGAAAAGGCCCGCTCGACCACGATGAAGTTGCCGAACGCGTCCTTCTCCTTTCGGGAGAAGTCGAGGATGCCGACGCGGGCGCCATAGGACGCCTCACCGATCTGGCGAGACAGCCCAACGACCAGTGCGCCGACCTTGGCCACACCGGCAGGCGCGCTGACGGCCACCGTGAGGTCGACGTTGGCGTAGGGCGGCAGGTCCATGACGACGAGGTCCCGCCGGCGCTCGACGGGCTCGTAGAAGTAGCTGTACCAGTCGACGATGCCGTCGGTGGAAACGAGACTGAAGGTCTGGCTGTAGACGTCGCCTTCGCTGTCGTCGGTCATGACGATTTCGACCGACGCCGCATCGAGATTGAGCAGGGCGACGCTGTCGATCCGCGAAGTCGTGCGGATCACGACTTCAACCTCATCCGGGTTTTCGGTTTGGGTTTGGACGGAGCCGTCGAACATGCGCCAACGGTTGGTCGGGCCCGCATCGATCCACCAAGCGCCATCAGTCAGCGGGTGGTTGATGTTTGACCCCTGCACGCTCTCGAACAGGCGATGTTCGATGTCCGTCGCGTTTCCGCGCACTATGGCTCCGGCGGCATAGGTGGTCTCCGCCGACCAGACCGGCTCATCCTCGAGGACAGTTGAGGAGGACAGAGACGCCGGGGTGACGGCGATGGGGCGAACCAGCTTCATGCCGCGTTCTCCACATCAACCGGATCACCCGGCGCTTCGCCGCGGACATAGACGCCATCCACTTCCTGCCGATCGATCTGTCGCTTGATCTGGCCCGTGTTGACGGCGGTCTGCACGCCGGCGGCTTTGAGTTCGGCGATCTCACCGCGAAGGGCGCGCACCTCTGCCAGGAGAGCGTCCACGGACCCGTTGTCGTTCACGGCGCGGACACCGAGCCCGTTTGGACCTTGGTGCAGCGGCATGATCGCCTCGGGGCCGGCCTCGGCCATTTGGCCGATGTCGAAATAGGTCGGGGTAGTGAAGACCCCGCCGCGCGCGAACTTGGTGATGCCATAGGCTCCGGCCAGACGCATGGCTTCCTGCAGCGCCCCGATGGCGTCGCGCACGCTAAGCACGCTCTCGTTGAGAGTGATCAGCCCGGCGACCGATGCGTTCAGCGCCTCCAACTGACGCTCGGCTGCCGTCTTGGTGCGATCTGCGGTGTCGGCAGCCAGATCAACCGCCGACTTCACCAGTGCCAAGTCGCGCAGGTACGCCTGCTGAGAAGAGGCGTTGGACATGGCGGCATCGAGGAAGGTCTTTGACACGCCCTGGAGGCCGCCAAGGGCCTCGGCGTCACCGAGACGGGCAAGAGCCGCCACGCGGTCGAACTCGGCCTTGGTGGAGGCGTAGGAGGCAGAGCCCGAGCCGATCTGATCCAACTCCTTGCGGAAGGCCCGGAGGCTGTCCGAGAAGCCGCCGAACTTGTCGATGGTTTCCTGTAGAGCTGCAGCTTCGCGCTGATAGGCCTGGGTCAGGTCGTTTCGAGCCGTTTCGACGAGATCCAGCATCGCCTGACGCTGTTGCTCATAAGCACGCGTGGCTTCCTCAGCGGCGCGCGTGGCTTCAGCCTGGGCGGCGGCGAGGTCTTGTGCGGCCCAGATCGCTTCCTTGATCGGGCGAAGGCTCGCGTCGATGGCCGCAAGTTCGTCCGCGCGTCGAGCGGCCAAGGCGCCGGCTGAGTTGCCGGTCGCTTCCATCAGCTCGATTTCAAGATCGCGGCGTTGGCTGGCGATTTGGCGGGCAATGTCGGCAGCTTCCTGCTGAGCCCGCGCAAGTTCGGCCTGAGCGGCCGCTGCTTCCTGCGCGGTCCAGATCGCCTGCTGAAGCGGACGAAGGCTGGCATGCATTGCCGCCAACTCATCAGCCCGCTTGGCTGCAAGAGCGCCGGCCACGTCGCCAGTGGCCGACATGAGGTCGATCTCAAGGTTTCTACGCTGGCTTGCGATCTGGCGCGCCACGTCGGCGGCCTCTTGCTGGGCGCGGGCCAACTCCGCTTGGGCGGAGGCTGCTTCTTGGGCCGCCCAGATCGCTTCCTGGAGGGGGCGCAGAGAGGCATCCATTGCCGCTAGCTCAAGGACGCGCTTCGCCGCCAGCGCTTCCGCCGAGCGACCTTGGGCCTCCATCAATTGGATTTCGAGGGTCTGGCGCTGCTGCAGGAGGGCGGCGGTATCGACGATCACGCCGTTCAGCCCCTCGGTATAGTCGAGCACCTTGTCGAGGCCCGGTGCCAACCGCATCAGGGCAGCGTACATTGCAGCGCCGCTTTCGGTGCTGACGTCCAGCCCCATGACGAGATTGGCGAACTGCTCACGGGTGATGTCAGTCGCTATCCCAAGGCGCGCCAGCTCGGCGTTCACAGCGGATTGGATTGGCCCCATCCGCTGCGCTTCAGTCAGGAACTCCTCGGCAAAGAAGGTCGACGACTTCACGAACTCATCCAGTCCGCCGGCCAACTGCACCAACCGGTCGCGCGCCTCGATGGAGCCGACGCCGACGGCGCCGAAGGTCATGCCCAGCGACGCCATCACCTGATCGACGGCCTGGTACTGGGCGGCGAGCCGGGTCAGGGTCTCCATCAGGCCTTCGCCTGCCGCCTGGTACTTCGTCAGCGTAGGCATGATGGCACCGGCCATCTGGTCGCCAACGGCGCTGAAGACTGCCGTCAGGGTCTCGGCGATCTCGGCGCTGCTCATGTCCTTGAAGCTGATCCGGCCAATGTTGACCTGGAAGGCGTTCAGGACCGCCTCAGCGCCCTCGATACCCAGCTTCCCGGCCGCAGACAGGACACCACTTTTAAGCGAGGCCAGCAGGTTGGCGATGTCGCGTGACAGGCCAGCGTCGATGCCCGACGAGGTTTCGGTGTTCCAGGTCGACGTGCCGCCGCCGATGCCGAAGAAGCCGCTCTTGGTCTTGGTGTTCTGGACGATCTGGTAGAACGACCCGGCGATGCCGTTGCTGATGATCTGGCCGAGGTTCTGCCCGCCGAAGTTCAGGCCCTGGTCAGCCAGCTCGCTCGACCGCGACGACGAGAACATGCCGAGGAAGCCGGGGTTGGACGTGGAGCCCAGACCGAGACCGTCGGTGCTCAGCTTGCCGCCGATGCCGAGTTGGCGGGCGATAGCCGTCGTCACGTCGCCGATGCCCTTCTCGATGGCGCGCAGGGCGTCGAGCATGTCGTTCGAGTAGGAGAGGTCGCGGTTATAGTACTTCTCCGCGAGTTCCATCGACTTGTTGATCGACTGGCTCTGCACTGAGGGGTCGCCGAGGACGGAGCCGGTTCCGGTGTTGGTCTCGGGCAGAGCGGGAGCAGCGGATGATCCTCCTCCCCCGCCGAACATCTTCACGCCGAAGCCGACCAGGGCCGCAGCAGTAGCGGCGCCGGCCGCGATGTTCAGCGGGAAGGGCATGGAGGCAATGGCCTTCGCCACCGCCACGACGCCGTGGGCGGCGGCCTTGATCCCGCTCTGCAGAACGGTGGCGCCGGTCTCGGTCTTGTCGAGGACCATAGCTTTAACGGCGTTGGCGAACTGGATGGCTCGATAGACCTGCTCGACAGCTTGCAGCGCACGATAACCGGCCGACTTCTCGTCGAAGAAGCCCTTCGCTGCCGAGGCCATGTCGCCGTAGGTGCGGATTTCGAGGGCCGCTTGTTCGCGGGATTTCTGCGCATCGGTCAGGTCGGCTTGGTTGATCGCCTCGCGTTGTTCGCGGTAGCCGGTCATAGCCGTCAGTAGATCACCCAAGGCTCGGCCGGCATTGCCGAAAGCATCCGCCATGCCTTGGCCTGCGTCGCGGGCTAGGTCATCGATAAGGCGAAGTTCGTCCAGCAGCGCGCGAGCCGCGTTGGCGGCGATCTCGTTGGCGGGTGCCATCTCCAAAATCTTGGCGATCAGGCGCTCCATCTCCGGGGTGCGCTCGCCGAGCGCGAGGTCGGCGATGGCCCATTCGGCGTTCAGCCGGGCCAGATCTTCCGGGGTCTTGCCGATAGCCTCTCGCTGGCGCTCCAACTGCGTGACCATGTCGGTGAGGGAGGACAGCTGCTTCGCCTGATCGGCGGCAGCCTTGTCCGCCGCCTTCTTGGCTTCCTCTGATTGTTCCAGGGCCTGACGTTCTCGGTCCAGCGCATCAGCCGCCTTCATGATGGCGTCGGCTCGCGCCAAGGCTTCGGCGGTGGCTCCCTTGTCGATCAGCAGCTTGGCTTGGGCCGCAGCTTCGGCCCGCAGAAGCTGGCTCTCGGTCTTGCCCAGGGCGGAGCGCTCGCTTTCCAGCCCTTCCAGATACCGGCCCGTGCTCGCCATGAGTTGCTGATAGGCACGCTCTTCCTCTGAGATGGACTTGGTTGCGGCGACCCTGGCGGTTCGAACCTTCTCCTGATTGTCGACGACTGTCTGAGCAGCTTGGTTGGCGGCCGCAGAGCGCGCCGCGTTTTCGCGAGCGGCGTTGCGATAGCCAATGGCGAACGCCAGTTCTTGGCGCTCCTGCTGCATCCTGGCAACGATCTGGGGCTGGCCGCCGGTGCGCTGTGCGTTGGAGATCGAGGTGTCGTACTTCGCCAGCTTCTCGGTGTCAGTGATGTACATCCACTCGCCGAACTTGGTGATCGCGTCGCTGATCGACCGCTTCACGGCGTCCCAGGCGTTCGTGATCTGCCCAACGTTTTCGGCATGCCCCTCGATGGCGCCCTTCATCCCCTCCATCAGGATTTGCTGCGCCTTTAACTGGTCGCCGGCCTTCATCGCCGCATCGATCTGCTCCAGCTGCGCCTGCGTCAAAAGACCAAACGTCCGCGTCATCTCGCGTCCGGCCTTGTCGGGTGCTTCCATCGCCTTTGCCAGTTGTCGCGTGGCCGTGGGAGCATCCACGCCCATAAACGAAGCGTAGTCCTTGCCGATAGCGATGAGGTCGCCGAGCACCGCCCCTCCGATCCGGCCTGTCGCCAAGTAAGCCGCGGATTGCTCCTGCGCCGACCGGATGGAAACTTTGCCCTGCTCTGCGCCCGCAACCGTAAGTTCTCGGAGTTGGATGGCGGTAAGGCCTGCCGTTCGTCCGACGCCAGCAACTGCTTTTTCGTAGCCAAGAGCGGATTTCTCGCCATCAAGCCAAGCGAGGGTCAGCGCGCCGGTCACGATGACGAGCGGTCCAATGAGGGGGAGAAGGGGGGCGAAGGCGCCTACCAGGCCGACGATGGCTGGCCGCAATGCACTGACCGCGCGCCCCTGACCCGAGAGAGCATTGTTCATCAGCTCTTGCGACGCCGTAAGCCGGTTGGTGCTCTGGGTCACCGCCTGCTGAGCGGCGACCGCTTTTACCAACTCGGATTCCATCTTGCCGGTCGCGGTGGCGCCGCGCCGCTGGCTGTCGGACAGAGCGTCGGTCGCCTTGCGGGTCGATTGAACCGAGGCCTCCGCCTTCTCGGCCTTGGCGCTGATGGCGTCGAGATGACGAGCGGCCTCGTCGGCGCCCTTCGTCTCGAAATGGAGACCGAGAGTGGCCAGATCGCTCATAATTACCGCCCATGAAAAAGGGCGACCCGTGAGGATCGCCCTAGACGTTCTGCGGAATAGAACCGCTCTGGATCGCAAGTCGCCCTAGCGACCCGCCCTATGGTCTGCGACGTGCTGGGCGGCGGCGTTTGCTAGGCGACTATAGTCATCCAACGGGCCGGCGTAGGTTTGCTTCATGTTGGTCAGGCAGGCTTCAATCTCAGCCTGCGATTCAGAAGCCGCGCGACAGGCGCTCCCGAAGGCTTCGTCCTTCAGAGCGCTCTCACGCCCGTCGTTCCAAGCGAAGGCGATAAAGGCACCCGCCACCAAGACCAATGCCCCCACGATCACCAACCCACGAATCTTCATGTCACCCCTCCGGTTAGGCCGGGAACTTGGCACGGCCGGCCTTTGGCGTCACGGTTCCAGTTCTGTTCCCGGTGACGGCAGAACGCGGGTCGGGCAGGGTCGCCTGCCTCAAGGGGGCAGCATGCACTATCGACTAATTTTCAACGGGCCTATCCACCAACCTGGCGTGAACAATCTGCGCGCAAGGATCGCGCAAATTTTAGAGAGGCCCGATCGCGAGAGCCTAACCGTAGTTTTTTCTAGCGAAGGCGGCAGCACAGATGAAGGGCTGAGCCTCTACAACTTCGTTCGGAGCTTGCCAGAACCGATAACTCTTCACGCGGCAGGCCATGTTGGCAGTTCAGCCGTGCCCGTGTTCGTGGGAGGGCATCGACGCACCTGCTCCCCCGACTCTCGGTTCTTCTTTCACGCATACGACTGGGGCTTCGAGGGGCGACAGGTGGCCGAACGCATTGCTGAAGCAATGCAGCGTCTCGACCACGACATATCGATGGCGCACGAAATAGTGTCCCGGCACACTGCAATGCCTGCTGAAACGCTGCTCTCGATCTACAATCGATCCCCCAGCCCCGTAGTGGTCTCCCCCAGCCAGGCTCTTGAATGGGGGATCGTTCATGAAATTGTGGACCTGAACCCGGCCGGCATCAGTCAGCCCGGCGTTGCAATTTGGACGGTGTGATACTGGCATCAACTAGGCCCTCTCTTGGACTTTGAGAGCCCTCTGAGCATCCCCTTCACCGACTTGGTGTCCGAGATCGGGATGCCTTCCGGCCCGTCAGACTCCTTGACCTTGCCGGACGACTTCGGAGCGTTTCGTGCGAACACGTCGAGGATCGTGTCGTCGATCCGCATGATCAGATCCGCCTCCCACGCCGAGAAGGAAATCAGAGCCTTACGCTCGAAGGCTTCCATCTCGACGAAGGTCAGCGGATTGGCGGCCATGCCTGACTGCCGGCGGCGAGCCAGGCGGTTGTAGAGCTGCCAGAGGTATTCCAGTTCGATAGGGAGGGGCGGCAGGTCGCCCCGCCACCCCTTGTCTGCCGCAGCCTCAGCGAAGGCGATCAGGCCGTCGGCGAGGCCTTCAAGAAATTTCCCCGATCAGCGATGGCTGCATCGACCTGCTCGCGGATGAAGGCCAGGCGCGGATTGGCGTAGAGCTTGGCGGCCGCTTCGCGCGTGAAGGCGGGCTTTTCGCCACCGAGCGTGATGTTCCAGCCGACCGTCAACTTGGACAGGTAGTTGACGCCATCGGCTTCAAGGCCCTCGGACGTGACTTTGGCGCGGGGACCCGACTGCAGGCGCCGGTTGCTGGTCTGGTGTTTGGCCTTCACGGCTACATCGGAGTCGGTGCCCAGGACGGTGATCGTCATCGGCGTGCCGTCGTCATTCAACAGCAGGGCGTCGTTCTGATCCCGGAGCTGCAGTTCGTAGCCCTCGTCGGGGCGGTAGTCGTTGGTCAGAGATGCGAGGTCAGCCATGTGCTGGGTCTTTCAAAAAGTGGACCGGTGCGACCGGTCCATAAAGTTGAGGGGGAGTTGCTGTTGCCGGGTCGGTTTAGGGAACGACTTCCGACGGGACTTCGAGGACCTCGGTGTCGATGCCGAGGGTGAACGAGCGCTTGGTGACGTCGTTGGCGCCGCCGGCGTTGATGCGGCGGGTCATTACCTTGGCGTGGAAGTAGAAGGTGCTGTCGCTGTCGGTCTCGTCCGCGGCGTCGGCCAGGACGACCTTGATCGCGTAGGAGAACTTGGTCTTGGACGCGGCGACCAGATCAATCTGGCCTTCATCCGCAGGGTCGTTCGCGACGGTCAGGGCCAGATCGCCTGCGTCGTTGGCGCCCTTCAGCTTGCGGACGCGGCCATCGCTCAGTGACGTAAACGATACCGCCTGCGCGCTGTCGCCGAACTCGCCGAGGGTTTCAACCTCGCCAATTTCGACCCATGCCAGGGCTTCATAGGCGGTTTCGGTTGCAGCCGGGGTGGTGGGGCCGATGAAGATCTTCGACCCCTGAGAGGTAGCAATGGCCATCATGGCCTCCATTCATGGGAGCCGGCGCCCATCTCGGCGGCAGGGCGACCCTGAGCGCTAGGAAGCGACCCAAGGGATGGTGACGGGGATCAGCGTCTTGCTGTCCTCGAATAGGGGAGAGGAGGCCCACGGAGAGCGATTGAGCTTCACGCGGATGCCGGGGCCGTAGAGCGTCAGCCCCTTGTGGAAGTGCGCCATGACCGCGGCAGCGGCTTCGAGCGGTTTGATCGCGCCCTTGCCCTTCGGCCAGGTGACGGTGACTTGCAGCAGGCCCTGATCGATGCGGCCGATGCTCAGCCCATCCCAGAGGGGGGAGTTGTTGAACAGGTCGACGCGGAGATAGCGCCCGTCTGGCGCCTTCACGGCTGGGTCAAAGGCCACGTCCGGCATGGCTACGGGCAGGGCAGGCGAGCCGATAGACATGGCTTCGCACCGCGCCAGTAAAAGGCGCGCTACAGCGGCGGGATCGGCCATGGTCTATTCTCCGGAGCGAGCTTGGGCTTCGCGAGCGACCTCAGCCACGATCCGCTGCCACTGCTGGGCGGCCAGTCCGACGAAGCGGTCGGGAGCCTGCCCTCGGGCGCCGTACTCGCGGGGGCGGGCGTAGTTCGCCGTGTAGGCTACGGTGATCGGGTCAGTGATCTCAGCGCCGTTGATGACGAGATTGATCGGCCCGGCGTTGTAGGCAAACGACGTGATGCCCTCGGGTTTCTCGGTCTTGTTGGGCAACTTATCGCCGGTCACCGCCACCAGAGAGGCCCGGAGGAAGCCGGTATCGATCCGCATGTTGCCGCCGGCGGCGCGCGGCTTCTGCATGATCTCAACCACACGCTGTGCGCTCTCGCGATAGACGGCGGTCTGGCGTTCCTTCGTCTTCATGACCCAGGCGCTCACGTCAGCGGCGAAGCGTCCTTGGGCCATTGCATCACCTCAGGTTTGCGAGGAAGTCGATCCGATATTCACAGTCGCACCGGCACCCGATGATCTCGGACGGGCCTGCGCCAAGGCTGATGTCCATTGGGAACTGAAGGCGGGCGCCGGAGGGGGAGACGAAGGGCTCGTTGAACTGCGCGCTGTCGCCGTTCATGGCCATGTGGCTGTGGCGGACGCGGCCATCGCCCGCCGAGCGCCAGGCCTTTCGGACATCGGCTTCGTTCACCTTGCCGCTGTCGATAGCTTGCCTGAAGGCTTCCCGCTTGGCCGATTGAATGGCGGTCATGGTCTCGACGCGCCCGACGATCTCGCCGCGAAGCTGGATCAGGCGGCGCTCATAGGCGGTGATCGCCTTCTGAATGGTCTCAGCCGGGACGGGCTTGCCTTCGCGGATCGCCTTGGTGATGGTTCGGTCGAAACGACGGTCTCGGCGCTCGCGGGTGAAGTAGTTCTTCAGTGCCGTCCGGTCGCCGCCGGATAGCTCATCGCGCGCAGAGGCGACATACTGCTCCTGAACGGTCGACAGGCCCAGCACGCCGCCTTCACGACGTCCCGTTGCCCTGTTGATGCGGCCGACGATGCGAAGGCCTGCGGTGCGCGGATTGACGCCCTCTGCCATGCTGGCCGACAGGGACGCGCGGACGACGGCCCGGTCGTTCTCGACCAGACGAGAGATCAGGCGGCCGGAGTATTCAGCGAGGCGGCGCTCAGCTTCCAGATTGCGGGCGTCAAAGCGGACGACGAGGGCGGTACCGTCAGGCTTGCGGCTCGGCATGCCTGTCGCTGTTGCCTTTCCAGCCTCCGCCTGCGCATCGCGGATGCGGTCTAGGACGTCGTTGTAGATCTCGGGATCGATGTGCAGCGCCTCAAGCGCTCCGTCGATGTCTCGGCTCTCGATGGCGGCCATCACCCGCTGGAGTTCAGCGCCTGCACGCAACTCATCCAGCGCCTTGAAGAAGGCGTCGGCGACCAACCGCCCATGGCGAGCCAGCAGGTCGGCATAGACCTGCCGGGACGCTCGGGATGTGGCCAAGGTTTAGCCCTCTAGGCGGCGGACGCCGTCGGCTTGCAACTGCGCGGCGTCAGGCTGGCCTTCGATCGATGCGCGGACGTGACGGGCGGCGGCGCCCATCTGGTCAATGTAGGCGTCCAGCAGAGAGTGTGCGTCCTGGCGGATGGCCTCTTGAACCGCAGGGCTGTCGCCGCGGATCACCGAGGCCTGCGTAGCCTGCCCCTTGGAGATGATCTCCATAAGGGTGGCGGTCGCCAGGGCGTTGGCCTCTTTGTGAGCACTCATCGGCGAACCTGCAGCGTGTAGAGGATGGTCGTGGTCGCCGGTCGCAGCAGATCGACGCTCACGATGGTCAAGGTCGCACCGTCTGCGGTGACAAGCAAATCGGAGGGCGTCGGCTCGATGCCGATAGCCGGCTCGACCAGGGCCTTGCGGTCGGTGGAGAGGATGCGCTGGCCGTCGATCTCCCGGTTCGAATAGTCGGTCAGGACGATGTGCGCGGGGTGGTCGGCGATGGTCGGCAGACCGGGATCGTAGGACGGGCCGGAACCGGGCGTCTCGCGGCGGATGGCTCCCTGCGCCCCGAACTTGCGCATCAGGCGCTCAGCTGTGCCGGCGGCGCGGGTGTAGTCGAAACCGGTCATTCGACGGGCTGGGCCTTGGCCTCATCCCGCAGCGCCGCCAGTTCGTCTTTCCGCGCACGGGGATCGAAGGCGATCTCCATGGCTTCCAGTTCGGCGATGATGTCCGCCTTGGTCTCGGAGGTCGGCGCAGCAGCACCACCCATGGCACCGTCGCCGTCGTGGTCGAGCGGGTCTGGAGCGAAAGTGCTCACTGGCACGCCAGCCGCCTCGTAGGCGCGGCGCACGGCCGGGAAGTCGCCGTCAAGGAACACGGCCTTGGCCTTGGGCTCGACGGCTTGGAACAGGCGGCCATTGCGCCACTGGCGGCGGCCGAGGCGAACGGGGCGGGACTGGCCGTAGATGATCTGCATGAGGGCCTCCTCAGACTACGAAGACAGCGAGAGTGGGCGCGGCGAAGAATGGGGCGAGCAGACCCTCGACGGCCGAGATGCGCACCAAAGCGTCGGCGACGGCGTCTCCCGATCCGGCGACGTACTCGACTTCAAGGCTGTCCACCTTCTCGCGCTTCACGGCGCCTGAGGTGGAAGCGGCCACGGACAGGCTGCCGGGGCTGACCGCCTCCTGATAGGCCGCGTGATAGCTGGCGTGCTCGATGGCGACAGGCACGATGTCGGACGGGATGGCCTGGCCATGGGCGCACGCGCCGACGCGGGGCCATGCGCGCTCTTGCTCAAAGCCCCCGGTCGGAGCCCCGGAGAATCGGGAGCCATATACCCCGTCGAGGTACTGGCTCCCGCGCTGGCGTAGGATGGCGGGCGTGGACGAGTTCAAAGGCAGCGACAGGCCAGCTTCCGCCAGCCATGCCGTGATCTTCTCGTCGGTCCCGTAGCCCGCCATCGGTCAGCCCTCGGTCTTCTTGTCGTCGGCCTTGGCGGCCTTCTTCTCGGCCACCTTCACGCCGTCGGCGGCGTAGGCGTCGATCTGCTCTTCGGTCAGCGGGGAGGTCGTAGTGACCTCCCCATCCTTGCCGGCGTCGATGACCTGATGGCCGCCGTCGACCTTGAACGCCTTGCCGATCGAGGAACCGTTCTTGACGGTGTAGGTCGTCATGATCAGGTCCTCTTGCCGGTGCGGAGGACGTCGGGACGTTGGCAGAAATACAGCGGGTAGCTGTAGAGTTCGCCACGGGTCCAGGCCTGACGATCCCGGTCAGGGATGTTCATGGCGTAGGTGTCCTGACCGAGGGTGTTCACGTAGGGGCCGAACTCGGCCGGAGCCATGGCCTTCTTGAACACGTCCTTGGCGCCGACCGGGAAGAACTTCGCCTCGTCGGGGGCGATGGCCACCGTCGAGTTGTCATCCGTGCCCTGGTAGTTGTGGTAGGTGATGCCAGCGTAGGTGAAGGCCTGGAACGACTTGTCGGTGCGCAGGTCCGCAGCGGCCGCCCAGTTCAGATAGGACTTCTCGACCTCGGCGCTGGTGACCAGGGCGTCGAAGAACGCATCGCCAGCCAGCGCGTGGATCGTGGTGCCGGGGGTGAACGAACCGCCGGCCGAACGACGCATCGACCGGATCAGCGCCGCCGACTTCAGGCGGATCGCGCCTTGGGCCGGGGTGGCGTTGTCGAGGTCAAAGTCCACGACGGCCGGCTGCGTGACGCCGAACTCGGTGAAGTAGTTGTAGATGACCGAGGTGCCGTCAGCGTCCAGCAGGAGGCCTTGCAGGGCGCCGAGGCGGTGGAACTCGTGGGTCAGCTCCATGTCGTCCCGAACCGACGACATGCGCTTCAGGTACTCGGTCTGGACCTGGGCGAACTCGCTTTCGGAACCGAAGGCACGGATGCCTTGGACTTCCTCAGCGTAGAGCGTGAAGCCCTCGGCCAGGCGGGTCGTCTTCAGCGGCACGGCGTTGCGCGGATCGACGACCAACTCCTTCGGCGGCGCGCCGACGGGGCTGGACGGGATCAGCGTCAGTTTGTCGTCGCGGCGATCCACGAAGACCGTGCGGGTGCGAACCGGCATGGGCTCGAAGATGGCGAGCGACCCCAGAAGCTGAGGCTTGAAACCGACTTTCGAGACGGCACCGGTCAGCGACGTCATCGAGAAGGCCGAGTTGTTGAAGATATCCATGGCAGCCATGGGTTCAGCCCTCCTTAGCGGACGATGATGCCGAGGGCCTTCAGCGCCGCGTTGGCCGTGGCCTTCGCAGCGGCATCGGCGCCGGCTTGATAGATGAGGTGCGCGCCGTTCGCTTCGGCGTCGCGGGTGACGATGGTGCGCTTGACCGTGCCGATGGCGGCTTCGAACAGGATGCCCGCGATGGTCTGGGCTCCGGTGGCTGCGCCGGGGTCATAGGCGACGAAGTTGCCGCCCGAGGTCAGCTTGCCGAGGATGGTGCCGGCGGTCAGGCCGGGGGCTGCGCCAGCGGCGACGGTGCCGACATCACGCGAGCGGTACATGCCGTTGGCTTCCGAGACGAGGAAGTTGGCGGTGCCGCGGGTTTCGTTGAGCTGGGCCATGATCAGCGAGCCTTCTTCTGATCGACGCCGGCCGAGGCGAACACGCTGTCACCCCAGGCGTCGTTGGCGTTGATGGATTGGTCCTGGTGGCGGATCGCGTCGCGAATGCCGTCGTTGGTCGCGGCGGTCTTCATGTCCCAGGCGGCGTCGACGTAGGCCTCGGACTTGTCCTTGACGCTGTCGCCGAGGACGGTGCGCTTGATCTCGGCGATGGACTTGCCGTCGGTGACGACGTTGGCGTCCAGAGTCTTGGCCTTGGTCACCACGGCGGCTCGGTCAGCGACCAGGGCATCGAGGGCGGCGGCGTCGAGAACCTTGCCCTTCAGGTCCGTGATCTCGGCGTCCTTCGTCGCCAGTTCCTTGTCCTTCTCGGCCAAGGCGTTCTTCTTGTCCTCTTCGGCCTTGGTCAGGGCGGAAGCGGCGGTGTCGAGCAGGCCGCGCAGCTTGTTCACTGCGGCTTCGCCTGCGTCCGTGGTCTCGACCGGGAGGCCGTCCACGATGATCGTCTTGAGCGCCATGTGGCGGTCTCCTTGGATTAGAGGCGCAGAGGGTTTGTCCGTGTCGGGGGCGCCTCGATCCCCGATGCGGCATTCGGAACCCGCGCGACCCCGGCAGACGATGGCCAGGTGGTTGCCGCGGATGTTGGTCTGGATGGCGTCGTAGGCCTCGCCCTCAGGCGTGGTGCCGGCGTCGAAGACGATCTGGCTCTCGTAGCCACACGACAACTCGCGCTTGCCGTCCTTCCAGTTCTGGATGGAGGCCGCGTCCATGAGGACCATGGGCACCCGGATAAAGGCGCCGTCGCGGGCGATCTCGTTGCCCGTCATGCCGACGCTGTGCGCCTTCCAGTTCTTTGAGGAGACGGCCTCAGAGGGGTGGTCGTCGGTGATCGGCTTGTGTGCGAAGCTGGCCATGGCGTCGGTCGAGAAGACCTCGCTCTCCGGCCGATAGACGCGGACCAGCGCCTTGTCGCGCCAGCCCTGCTTATTCTCCGGGTCCACTTCCTTGCCCGCGTAGAGCTGGATCCCGGTGCGCGCGATCTTGGCGTCGGCCACGAGGTATCCATCCCGCGTGAGCCTGGGCTCGCCGAGGGTGACGGCGTCGAACAGTTGCATTGATATGGCCTTCACAACGGCCGAGTTCCCGCTAAAGGTGCGCTCGGAAATCGGGGGTATTCGTGGAATTCTTTCAGAACACTTGGGTGACTGGGATCGGTGGCGGAATCGTCAGCGGTCTGATCGTGTACTTCTTGACGACTTGGATCGTTTCAAAGCAGTCGAAACGCGAAATGATCCGGCGCATTTCTCAGGCTAACCAAGAAGTGGTTTTGGCTGTTCGACATGGCGTGCCAGAAAATCGAGTTCCATCGGAAAATGTTCTAAAGGCAATGATCGAGGCTACCGCCAGAAAGCACACGATTACGTCTGGCGACATGTATGGACCAAGCGAAGTTGCTCAGGATTTGATCAAGGATGTGATGGACTCCAGCTTCATTCCTGCCGAAACAAAAGAGGCCTACACCAACAGGCTCTCTAAGCTGATCTCGCTACCAGCTGATGCCGAGAGCAAAGCAGCGGTTCGCACCCCGTTCTCTACGCCTGGCCAGGCAGTAGTCTTGAGTGGTGGACTGGCGGCGATGGCTGCTTTGACGAGTCTGGCGCTTGTTCTCATTGAAGATCGCGCTGTGATCTCGACCCCTACCGACGCGATTAGCGTTGGGGTATGGGCTCCGCTCGCTACTGCGTTAGCAGCTGTGGTGGTTACCGGGCTTGTGGGCCTTTACGTAAACGTGAGAAGTCGAGCCACTGTTCGTGAAGCTCGCGATCTCGCCCGGCGTTATGCAAGTGAAATCGAAGCTAATCCCATGATTGTCCGTTGGCGTCGGTCTGGCGAACCACTGAAGTAGTTCTTGGGATGATCTCGGCGGCGGTTTCGTCGCCATCATAGTCTTGATCGCTGAGCTTCCCATACTCGGCGATGGCCTTCTCCAGACCAGCCAGCGACCCGTCCTCGATCAGTTCGTTGACCAGGGCGTCGGACAGCGCCTCGATAGGCATGAGGGGCTCGGACGTGCCGCCGGTGCCCGCGATGGTGCGTGCGGCATCGGCCTTGGTCTTGAAGATGGTCGCCTTGTCCGTCTCGCTCAGCTGCCAGAGCGGGTTCCACTCGTAGTGGATGGCGGGATCCCGAGCGCCTGTGCCGGAACGGATCAGCGCCTCGTCCAGACGCATCATGGCTGGACCCATCTCCAGCGTCTGACCGGCTGAGACGCGGTCGTAGTAGTTGCGGAGATCGCTCTCTCCGGTGCTGCTCAGCCCGCCCGGCGACATGCCCATGAAGCGGGTCATCGGGATATCTGCGGCGCCGGCGGCGTGCTGGTCGAAGCGGTCCATCAGGTCGGGCAGGGAGGCGAAGCTGACGGCCTTGCGCTGGTAGGTGTTCTTGGCGTCGAGGACGAGGGCGCGGAGGTTCGACTTGGCGTCGAGGTTCATCTTCAGCAGGCCGCGGACCT